ATTTCCCATCGTCGATGAGGTTCGCGCTTCTGACAGTGTAGTTCACTCCATCAACCGATACTGCATCGCTGTGCAACAAGCTTCCAAATTTTGACGACTCACAAGTCAGCTTGTAATCAGTCGTTAGCACCACTCCGTCAGCAATGATCTCGCTTGGCATGTCCAATATCCCTAGCCCTGAAGTGGACCCAGCCGTAACAGGAACAGCAAAATCAGCACTGCTCAAAAAAACGCTTAAATCTTCTGTAAATGCCATGAGAAAAGCCCGGACGAACCGGGCATGTACAGCTATCAGGCGTACTTCAAAGCGCCAAAAGCATTGACGCTATAGGTGTGAGTTGAAGTAGATACTGTTGAAACAGCTTTGATGAAACGCTTGGCGCTCCCTTTGTCGAAAACAAGGGTCTGCTTACTTGCGCTTGTGCTTACCTGAGTAAACGCAGCGTCAGTAACGTCAGAATAAGTTCCACCAGATGTGTCAGCTGATTGAATCTTGACATCCAAAGTTGATGTTCCGCCATTCTCGACATCGAGAATTACGCAAATGTCGCCTTCGTAGTCATTCAGATCAACAGCAGTGCCGCTGAGGGCAGATGTGCGTGAAGCTGTTGGAGCTAACGCAAAATGCGAAAGCTTTTCGAGTCCCACAGAAAGAATTGTCATCAGTCTTCTCCAGACGATTGTTTGGTGCGGCCACGCTTTACAGGAGGCTTGGGAGGGCAAGATGGAGCAGCCTCAGCGAGAGGCTTAGGTTCTGCGGCCACTTTGGCCTTATCGCTGCCAATCAGCAGTGTTGCAATGCCTTGCTCGACTTCAACAAAGGAGCCTGCTTTCACAGACTCCCCGTTGATCATCACATTGCGGATGATCTCAACTCTCATGAGTATCAGGTGCCAAGGCAGAATGCACCAGGCTGCTTGACAGCAAAGTCAACATCCTGAAGAGCGATCACGCGGACGGTGCCAGCAGTAGCGCCAGCGTAAGGATCAACAGTCAGATCCAAACCAGACCACATGCCCATGATGAACATGGAGAAGTCGCCGAACAGTGCATCGTTAGAAGCAAGCTGGTTCGAGATAATAACGGGATAGCCGTTGATCTCGTTGTCAGCGAAGACGAACTCGCCGCTGCCAGCGTCCTTCTTGGTTCCTTTCAGGCCGCCGCGAGTGGTGGCGTTGACGATATAGCGAAGAGCGCCTGCATCAGCGTTAGCTGCAGCAACGTCGGTCTCCATCGCGATGTACTCAAGGAAGGTGCCGGTGCCCGTAAGGGTCTCGGAACCAATTCCGCTCACGTTGGTCAAGCCTTGAGGCTGGTTGGAAGAGCCGGTGCCGTAGATAGCAGCGCGGTCGATTTCCAGTGCGATCACACGAGCAAGGTCGTTACGAACCATGCCTTCAACGTCGATGCTGCTCTGAAGCAGAAGACGACGGCTGTAATCAACAAAAGCACCCACAGTTTTGGGTGTCATGTTGACCTGATCGATTGCCTGCTGGCTTTCGGTAGGAGCAGCGTTCTCGCCAACCCAGTAGGCGCTTGCCGCTGAGGTTTGGCGTGGGATTGACACATTGCCCTGAAGACCGGTCAGCATCGTTGCGCCAGCCTGAGCAATTGCCAAGCGGTTACGAAGCAGATCGATGAAGGATCCAGCCAGGAGCACGTCGTCAACCAAGTCACCACCAGCTGTAGGTGTGCCTACAACCAAGTCGCGACGAAGGACTTCGTTAGGAATGACGATACCGTTTGAAGAACGCTCGTACTGCTTGGCAGCAGCCTCGCCAACTTCGATTTCAAATGCTGCATCGCGACGAGCCTGAGCATCACCCTGGTTAGAGAGATAGTTCAGAGCTTTGACGAAGCTGAAGCTACGGGTCTCCTTGTCGGAGAGGCCGATGTCGTTGGCGGTGATGCTGTGTTCCACGGGTTGAGTTCCGATTTTTTCGAGGACAGCAGCGCGAGCCTCATCAACGGACTGGCCGCCTGAGATCAATTCGCGTGCAAGATCGGAGAGGTTGTGACGCTCACCGAGTTTGTTGATGGATGCAATCCGGGTACGCTCGGCCTCTACGGCCTCGGACCGGATCACCTCCACATCAGTTGTGGTGCTTTCCATGACTTCAGTCACTGTGTTTACGGGAGATGCGGTCGAAGCCGCAGTATCGGTGTCAGAGTCAACGTTCTCTAAAGAACGATCAACTCCAACATTTGCGTCAGAGTCGTCGATCTGAAGAGAACGTCCAACTCCAACAGTGGGGTCAGCTGGGATAACAGCTAACGAAACCTCGTAAGGCGACCAATTGGTAGCTACGAGGCCATCTTCGCGCTCCTCCATTTTATCAATGGAGTAGCCGAAAGAAACGCCGCGAAGGATTCCATCGCGAACGTCCTGAAGCACTTCTTGCGCGAATTTATTGCGCGAAAAGCGCACCTTGGCGTAACCGCGTTTCTTCTCACCATCAACCCAGGCACGTTCGACAACGCCGATCATGCGATCTGGATCATGGTTGTAAAGAAGCGGTGCGCCATCATTGAGCCGCGAAAGATTCGCAGACTCCATACCGTGGCTCAGGATTTCGTTTCCAAAGTAACGAGCCACGGGATATTCAGAGCTGAATGGAAATTCCATGCTCCTTTCGTCAACCATGTTGAAACTCGTCGCTTCAACACGCTTGAACTTTGTACCCTCAAGATCGCGAGACAATTCTTTTTTAGAACTCTCTTCTGCGACAACATCAGGCACCTCCGTAGTAAGTTCCATTGCGCGTAAGGCTGCGATCTTTTTCAGTGTACTGAATCTATGTCCTGCATAAACATCAGTTTCACGCCAGCCTTCACTTCCTTCGCGATAAATTTGAATTAACGCTGCAGGATTTTCTTCCTCGCCATTAATTACAACTTCCGCTCCAGGTACATCAAGCTGGCCATCGCGGATGATTTTCGTGATCTTGCCCTGAGCGTTTCCGCCAGGAGTGTTCCAACGCACGAAATCACCGACTTTTAATTCATCGGGTTCTGCCCTGGTCTCTTCATCAATTGAGCGGTCCATAGATTCAACAGTGCGATCAGAAAAAGCCTTGCCAGCGTCACCGCCCCAGGCAGCCCAGGCGACACGGCCTGGAGAAGGATAGCCTTCTTCGCCAGGGCTAAACCCCTCAGCTTTCTTGTCTACTTCGTGGCGAGCGAACCAAGCACTCATCTCTACGATTGTGTCGTCACTGAGTTCGTTGCCGCTGAGAATTTGAGTGGCGCGACGAGCAGCGACTTCAGTGCCGCCATCGCGACCATCTTCTTTCCAATCTCTATAACGCTGCGCTTCTTCGCGCATACCTTCAGTTGGCATTGCAGGCATCACTCAACCTCCTCGGGGAGTTCATCGATAATGTCACGATCAAGCTCAACATTAAGCTCTTCGGCTGCTTGCTGTTCACGAGAGAATTCCGTGAGGTTGTCAAAGAAGTCTCCGCCAAGCTTCGCAACGATCTGTGCCTTGGTCATGTAACCAGCTTGCTCCATCTGGCGATAAGCCTTTGCTTCCTTCAGTGGGTCAACCCAATCCCATCCGCGTGCCATCCATCGTGGAGTGTCGTAACGCTCAGGACGAGCGTCGTAATCATCAAAAGGCAGCTCACCAGCCAATACAGCAAGGTCAAGCCATTCGCGGAAAACACGATTATGGAAATTTTCAATCAAATAAGACTGAATAACCTTCCAGTGCTCGCGATCTTCAAGCAAACTCAGCCTGCTGCTGCTGTAGTTCGTCTCGCTGAAATCACGCGATAACGTCTCATAGCTGCAGCCAAAACCTGATGCAAAACGCCGAACCTTATTCTTCACGAACATCTCGTACTGCTGATCTGGCGAACTGATGTTCGGAACGCTTACGTTCTGACCAGGCTCCAGATACTTCCACATCCCAGGCTCAAATTCACTAATCCTGCGATCAGCCTCAACGTCATCACCTTCAAGCTCACCTTCTGGGCTCGTAACGAATCCCATCACGGAAGCTCCCGCACGAGCGCGGATCACAGCGGCCTCTTCATAGCCCTGCAACTGATGAGCATCAGCCATCACTGAATGGAACCACGGCACACCGCGATGTTGTTGCGGACGCTCTGGAAGAAACAGATGAATTACATCCGCTGCAGGCAGGAAGACATGCTTGTCACCTTTCTGGGGTGCATTTTGGAACCAATAATCACCAGGATGACGAGTTAAGAACGCATAACGAACAGGGCGACCCCATTCGTTGATCTCAACGCCCATCCTCCATTCATTGAGCTTCGCGAGCGTTGGACCTTGATACTCCTCGTCGAGCACATCTGACTCGATCATCTCAAGTGCCAATGGCACCCGACTGCCGCCAAACGGACGCCGAATAATACGAAACAACGCTTCACCTGATTCAGGCAAAGCGCCAGTCGCTAGCCATTCCATCATGTGGAAACTATGCCGACCCGCAACGTCGCAATACTGAGCACGGGTCCACAGGTGCCACTTCTCTTCAATGAGGCGATTAATCGCTTCACTAGGCTTCCGCCCACGAACCTGCTGAACCTGAGACTGAAGCTTGATACCACTGCCGACGACGTTGACCTGAGTAGTCCGCTTCGCCTGCTTTGCATACGGATTATTCCGTACCATCTCACGCGAACGGTCGCGCAACTTGCTCAGGCTGTTGCGAATTTCAGCATCAGCACTGGATCTGGTGCTCATCCAGTCGCTAGTAAGGCGAGAGACAATCGCACCCGCATAACTGCGACGACGGCGAGGTTGCTCGCGAGGGACTCGTTGCAATCCGAGTGTTCTTAGAAATCGTGTACGAAGTCCCATCAGCTTCCGTTAAATCGAACGTAGAGATTATGCGGATCACCAAGGCCAGAGGCGATTAATTTGGCTTTATTCTCCTTCGCCACAATAGACTTCAACCTTGACTCAAGTTCGAGTAGTTCAGAAAGATCGTACCTTTTTAAGTTACGAGTTCCAATCTTGTACTCAGAAACAGCGCCGCCAGCAACAATCGACCTGACAGCTGCTTTTACTGCGTCTAAGTCCTGTTGAGCTTGAGTCCTGCCATCAAAAGCTCCAGGTGTTCCTGTGTAAGCCAAAGAAGGCTGGATTTCAATCTGTCCTCGGCTGTATTCCTGAACAGTGCTATCGCTAGTCTTTGTTAAGATAGCCTGAAAAAACCAGTTAGGGCTTGGATCCACTGCAGTTGTCGCAGCAGAGGTCAAAGTAGTCTTCCAGCCACTGTTGTAAGCAACCGATGTTGCCGTTAAGCCCTGCGAATTGGTGTTAAGGCGAAAGTAATAGACCAGAGAGTGAGTCGAGCTAGTGACAGCATCACCAAACACGTCAACAGTCTCGGCATCAACCCATACTGCATCCACGCCGCTTGTTATGGATGGAGGGATCGCCATCTACAAAAGGTCACTTGATATTGAGCAGTCTAACTCTTACCACTGATTAACGAAACTTTTCTGGGTTCGTTTAGCCGAAACGGCACGCTTCGAGTCTTTTCGCTCTTCGGGAGACCTTTCCATTTGATCCCACAACGTTCGACGATCTTTAATTTGATACACGCGATTTAACGCTGCGTAAGCGTAAACAAGCTCATCGAGTGCTTCGTTTCTTGCACTGCTCTTCTTGACCCAAATACGCTCAGGAAAACCATTCCTAAATCTGAGCACCTGCTTTTCTGCGGTCAACTCTTCAAAGTAATCTTTGTCGACTGTTGGATAAAAATGCAAATACCCTGGGCCGACATCGTTGTGCTTCAGTCTGCCGAACAACAGTGACTTGATCGTGTCCGATCCGACCGGGAACACCTGAGCGCCCTTTTTGAGCGTCTTACCTTGCGCATTTAGATCAACCTTGCTTGCCTTGCCAATCGGCGGCTTGTTCTTGGTTGACATGCCCTTGATCGCAACAACACCCAAGCTCTGCCGTTCCCTTGCGTACTGGTACACCTCGCTGGTGTGGTGGCCACCAGAGTCAATTGCTACAACCATCGGCTTCAACTCACGACCATCTTCAGACTCATACGGAGTTTGCACAATCTCATCCAACTGCTTCCACACTTCTTTCCGTGACGGATCGCCATAGATCTTCACTCTGTCAATTAGCCACCCTTGCTCCTCTCGGCCCCATCCCCAAACACTGAGCGAAAGTCGATCATCCTGAGTGTCACAGCCAACAGTGAGCAACAATGCCTCCGAAGGAACCACGCCCTGCTTGTATTTCTCGTCAGCTGAACGTTCGCTGAGAGCATCTGCACCAACCTTCGACGCATATTCGTCCTCCCACGTCTCGCCCAGAACAGTGTTGACGAATGTCTTCAACTGCTCTGCGT